ACTCGTAGGACATCACGACGCCGCTGACGGTCAGAGCGACGGCGTTTTTCGACACGTCCGCAAACGTGCCATCTTCGAGCGCGCGCACGTGCAGCAGCGACCTCGCGCTCACGTCACCTCGCATGTGCGCCCAAATTTCCTCGGGCGACATCGCGCCGGGGTACAGGGCAACGTCCTGCATCTTGGCCGGCACGCCGTTGCCGGAATTGCCGACCACGTATGCCGTCGTGCCGGTCGGGATGGTGGCAGGCAGGGCAGTCGCAGCAATCGACAGCCAGTAGGTCCCGTTCAACCAGACTTCCGTCGCATAGACCGTGGTGCCGTTGACGTTCAGCGAGCGGTGCATGAAAACGACGTGGTTCCACTCGCTCAACGCCACGTCGGGCAGGATGTTGTTCGACGCCCCCGCCGACCCGCTCGAGTAGCGGCTGTCGGTATAAAAGCCCTGAGTGCTCGCGACGAGATTCGCGATCATCACCAAGCCCGACGTGTTGCCCGAGCCCCGGAAATCGACCAGAACTTCCGCGTTGTTGAGCTGGCCGGTCAGGTTAACCCACAACGCGAGCGAGTACCCGGTAGCGGAGCCGTGGGCGGCGGTCGTGGTGAAGCGGACGTTGTAGCCCGCGCTGCGGTTCGGGCAGCGCATAGCGAACCGGGGGCGTTGCTGCGACCGCTGGGACGCGACCGCGCCGCCGATGCGGCGGGCGGCGGGCTTGCCGTTGTTGAAGGCGGTGGCGATGGCGGCAAACTGCGCGGCGCGGCTGGTCGTCGAGCCCGGGTCGATCAGCCAGATGGTCTGGTTGCCGGGGGCACCGGCCGTTTGCTGCACGTTCCAGAACAGGGCCGCGTCGGTGTAGGGCACCACGCTCCGGGCCAGCCGCCACTTTTTCTTGTCGCTGACGTGAACTGCATTCGGGCCGCCCGGGTCGTCGGCTTCGTTGTCCGTCGAGACCCCGAATTCCCCGGCAATCAGCGGCTTGTTGTCGGCGCGTGCCATGGCGTCATACGCCTGCATCAGCGCCTCCGTGCCTTCGTAGCCCAGGCCGCTGTAATAGATGTTCGGCGCGGCGGCCAGGTCAAGACTGTTGTGCCCCATCCAGTTGTAGCCGTCCGCGTAGATGTGCAGGTTGTAGACATCCAGGCCGGCGAAGATCTGGCGGTAGCGCGCTACCGACTGCTCGATGGTCTCGCGCGTCTTGGCGAGATCGATGATCGGCGCGGTGAGGTCGGAGGTCGTCAGGATGTCGGGCTTCGCCGCCTTCGCGGCGGCGGCCAACGCGGTCAGAAAGGCGGCGAACTGCGGCACGGTGGGGGCCGTGACCCCAGTCGAATCCGTCACCGGCTCGTTGTAAAACGAGATCAGCTTGAGGGCGGGATGGTTCTTGTAACGCGTGCAGATCCACGATACGAACGACTGGCTGTAGATGGCCGTCTTCGAAGTCGTGGAGCCGTAGGCCACGGCGTTGGTCTCCCCGAAAGCCGTCGCGATCGTGCTTTGCGCCCAGGGCGCGCAGATCAAGCCGCCCAGGTTGTACGCCGCGAGAAACCCCATCATCGCGTCGGCGTCGGAAATGAATTTCGCGGTCAGGTTCGAGTCCTGCACCGTGTCGGGCATCAGGCCGCCGAAATTGTGGATGCGCGTCGTGTAGTCGCTGGCCGAAAAGCCGGACAGCGCCACCCGCACGAGGTTCGCGCCCGTGGCGGCGATATAGGCGAGGTTGGCGGCGCGCGTCGTCGCGGTTCCGCTGATGTTGTACATCATGTCGGTGAAAAGCGAGTAGTAATCAAAGCCGACCGGCTTGATTTTCATCGCGTCGAACTTCGCCTTCGCCGAAAGCCCTCCACCCGACACCACGAAGGAGTACGCACTCCCTTGCCACGCCGCCGGGACTGCGCTCCCCGCCGCACTCTCCCCAATCAACACCGACACCCCCGGCAGGTACGGCACCTGCGGCAGGTGCGCGCCCTGCAGGATCGCGGTCACGCCGTCGCGGCGGATCGTGTAGCAGGTGCTGGCGACCGTGGACAGAATCGTCATGCTTGCGTCAGCCTGGTACGGACCCAGCCCCTCACCGTCTGTCAGGGTCTCGGTCAGCACGCGGTCGGGCAGTGTGACCGCGCATGTGCCAGAGACGGGCGTGCCGAACTGCAGCCGGAAGCCGGCCGGCACCGTCAGCGTGAAGGAAGTGTTTGCTTGAATCACGGCCATGGCTGCGCCTCATTCTGAAAAATCGAAAACCGGGGACATTGTGCACTTGCAGTTCGGGGCCTGCCCGGGAATTCCACGCTCGCCGGTATTTTTGTCAATCACGGGCAGCGCGTCGAAGCTATAAATATTCCCGTCCATTTCGACATGATCCTCGCGCGGGTGTGCGCCGCCGCCCGAGTGATGCCATTGGAATTTCTTCAGGCCGATCGCCTGCATCCGGCCTTTGTTGGTCGAGTTGTATGCCTTGCGGGTCTGATCGAGTGCGATGTTCTTCGCGCGGCGGTGCGTCTGCCCTTGGTACTGCTCAAGGGCGGGCACCAGATCCTGCAGACCGTTTCCCGTCGTGATCGAACGCATCACCGCGCCCTCGACCTTCTGCAGGTACTGCGCCGGGATCGATTTGATCAGCGAGACATTTTCGGCGACGCTGGCTTTGTAGACGTTCACGAGGTTCGGGTTCGTGATCTTGGTTTTCAGGCTCAGACCGCCCGAGAGTTTTTCGAGGCTCGAATGCAGCGCCGAGCCGCTGGCTTTGGCCGCGCCCTCGACCATCGTCTCGGCGAGGGCCTTCGCCTTCTTCGCGAACAGGTCGTTAAATTTCGCGGCCAGCGAGTTCAGCAAGATCCGCGACTGACTGGCGATCGTGGCGTCTTCCGCGAAGTGCGCCGAGGCCGCGTCAGTCTGGAACAGGCGGCGCACTTCGCGCTCGACCTGGGCCGTCATCTGCGCCGTGAGGGCGGCCAGGGCCTGGACATAGCGCGACGAGACGGCGGCCGGCGGGTGGAGCTGCTGCCCCTTGAAGGTCGGGGCCTCGCCTTGCTTCGCGGCCCAGGCTTGCCGCTTCTGCGTGAGCAGGGTCGCCATTACGGGGCCTCGCCTTCTGGCCGTTCGTCGCCATCCTCGACGACTTCGAGCCCGTTGTGCCCGCTCATTTCGTCAGCAGCCACACGGCGGCGGATGTCTGCGCCGTCGATCGCGCCCGCGTCCGCGAGAACCTTGTCGGTTTCGGCCTTGGTCTTGTTGACCGTCGCTTGCTCGCTGGCCGACAGCGTGGTCAGCGGCTCGAAGACGACCTCGGTCGAGAACGGCGCGAGTTCAAAGCGCGGCGCGATTTCGCTGCGGATCATGCAGACCATGTGCCGATCGATCAACGGTTCAAGGTCGCCCGTCTGGATCGCTTCGAGTTCTTCGTGATAGCTGTCGGTTTCGTAGTCGCCCGAGCTGTTGAAACCCTTGGGTGTCGTGCCGAGCAGCTTCGTCGCCGGCATGTTCGCGGCGGCAGCGACGATCTGATATTGCGTCATGATCACCGCGTCGAGATCCGAAAGGCTCGTGTCCTTTTGCTCGATCAGGTCGGCGTCTTTGTCCGCGACCTTCACGCCGAAATTGTCCCGGAAGTGCGCCCAGATGCTCAGGCGCTGCTCGAACTGCGCTTGATTCGCGAGAGCCTTCGCGGTGTCGGTGTAGAAGATCATCGCGCGTTTCGTCAGCGCGAGCTGCGGGGCCTCGTTCGCCGTGCGCTCGGCCGCGTAGACCCGTTCATAGATCATCTGCGGCACGCTCAGGCCGCCGTAGAGGTAGGACGGCTTCAGCACGTCGCCCACGTCCGGGCCGCGCATGATCACAAGGTGCGATTTGTGGATGCGGCGGCCGTTGATGATCCAGTAAGTCGGCTCATAGAAATCCAGCGCCGCCGGATCGCTCGCCGCGCGCATGGATAGCTCGGGCACCGTCCAATAGGGATCGATCTGCGAGATCCCTTTGTAGCTCCCGGGCGTGATGCCGTCGGGATTGAAGGGCTTCACGTAGTAGTCGGGATCTTGGCTCTCGACGACGAACAGCGCGACGCGAATGCCGAAGACGCGGCCCATGTTGACGAACTCGATTAGCGCGCGATTCAGCCGGAACCGCTTGTTCGCTTTCTTGATGGCGTCCATCACCTCGGGCCCGACCTTGGTGCCGTCGTTCACGGTGAACGTGTAGCCCTTGCGGATCGCGTCGCGGGCCGGGATCAGGCAGGCTTTCTTGATCAGCCAATGCTGCGCCATCAACGCGCAGAGCTGATAGCCGATGAAGCCTTGCGAGCCGTACCACATCGCTTGCACTTCGGGGATGCCGACTTGCCCGAGCGTGTAGGCCCCCTTCAGGCTGTTGCCGACCGACCCGTCGCTGCTGTCCATCGCGAAGCCTGCGTGCCCTGCGTCGCGGATCGTGCGGATCTTGGGCACCGGCAGCACCTGGGCGGCGAGCTGCTGCATGCGTTGCTCGCGGGTCAGCAGATCATCGCGCTCGATTTCCGTCGAGAAGAATCCGCCGCCCGACTTCTCCGGGGCCTGGACGGGTTCGGGCTTGGCGGCCACATCGGCAAACAGCCAGCGAAAAAAGCGCTTGATCATGGGGCAACCTTTCAGAGATCGAAGAACCCGCGTTTCGTCGGCTCGCTCGGCGCGTAGACGATCATCACCGCGTCGGCGAGGTTCGGGGATTTCGCCCCGGCGGGGGCCTTGTCGATCAGCAGTTTACCCGCGCCGTTCTCGCTGTAGGTCGGCTGCGAGAGTTCGAGGCATAGCTTCGTGAGCTGCGGGATCTTCGAGCTGATGCTGATCAACGCGTCAGGATCGCCGACGGGATGGCCCAGCTTCACGGCGCGATAGGTGCGCAGGAACCGCATGCGCAGGGCCCACCATCCTTGCGCCTTGGCGTTCGCGAAATAGTCTTTGTTCGTGCGCTGCTGCTGATCGCGTTCCTCGTCGCCGTCGATCTCTTCGATCTTGTCGTCAGGCCGCACGACACCGCCCGAGCCCCGGAACGGCGCGACTTCGATCTCGCGCAGGCCGGCCGCCTTGTCGCGGTCGTTGATCTGGCGCGCGTCGCCCCGAATCCCTGCGCCCAGGCCGTCGGCGTCATAGCGGTAGCGCGTGATCCCGGCTTCGCGGCTGATCGTGTGGGCCTTCTCGGTCGTCTTGAAAATGTCCGAGCCCTCGCCGCTCCAAGGCTCGACGGATTCCAGCAGCATGCCGTAGCGGCCGGCGAAGGCGTTCAGGTCGGGCCCCTCGTCGGCCACGTCCAGGCCGCCGAGCCGCGCGCCGCTGGGCGTGATGCCGAGTTTTTCGTGCGCGTCGATCGCGGCCTGCACCCATTCTTGCGGGATGACGACGCCCGAGACGCTGGCCGTGTAGTTGATGTCATATTCCTGAGCGATCACCGTCGCGTCGCGCGTGGCTTCGAGGTTGCGCCGCCAGGCCTCGGTTTTCCGGGGGTCGTCACGCCAATGCAGGATGAAGATTTTCTGCGCCGGCCATGCGTGGGCCTTGACCGCGAACGG